CTCACCGACGAGATCGTCCGGGACGCCCGCAAGCAGTACCGCCAGGGCGGCGTCACCATCGCCGAACTCGCCGAGGAATACGGCTGCAAGCGCACCGCGCTCAGCCGCGCCATCCACGGGAACACCTGGGCCCACCTCAAGGACTACCTTCCGGAGATCTCCGATGCAGCCTGACTCGATCCCCAACGGCATGGTGCGCCTGTTCTGCCTGAACTGCCGTCAGCCGTCCGTCGTCTCCCGCAACCTGTGGCAGCGGGTCCGCCCCACGATGGCCTGCGGTCACTGCCGCAAGACCGGCAGCTGGGCGGCCGGGTCGTGACCAAGATCGGCCCCACCACGGCGATCATCCTCACCGGATCCCGCTGGCACCCGAACCCCCAGCTGGCCCTGACCGAGCTGGCCCGCTACGTGCTGAACGCGCCCGGCTGGGTCATCGTCCGCCACGGCGCCTGCCCCGGTGAGAAGTCCATCGACCAGGCCGTGTCCGAGTGGGCACAGGACTGCAAGGAACTCGGGGTCATCGAAGACCCGATGCCCGCCGACTGGGACAACTGCGGCCCCGAGTGCCCGCCCGGCCTGGAACACCGGGTGATGAAGCTGCCCGGCGACATCTGGCACCCCGGCAAGGAGCCGGACTACTGCCCGTACGCCGGACCGCGCCGCAACGGGGAGATGGTCCGCAGGACCGACCCGAGGGCCGCCCTGGTCATCGCCGCCCCGCACGGCATGTCCAAGGGCACCCGGAACTGCATCCGGCAGGCCCGGGTACAGGGCATCCCCGTCCACACCGTCCACACCGCCGTCACCTCGAACCGCCAGCAGGAGGCGATGTTCTGATGACCCCTGGAATCGTCTTCACCTCCGACATCACCGCCAAGCTGATCAAGCATGTCGGCGACGACGACGGCATAGCCGCCGCTGCCCGGGTGTCCACCCTCGGGGAACTCTCCCTGGACAGCGGGCACCCCACCGCCAACGCCGGACTGATCAACTTCCTGATGCGGGACCGGCACGGCAGCCCCTTCGAGCACGCCTCCATGACCTTCCTCGTGGAAGCCCCGATCTTCGTGTTCCGCGAGTGGATGCGTCACCGGGTCGGCTGGTCCTACAACGAGGAGTCCGGCCGCTACCGCAAGCTGATGCCCAAGTTCTACCTGCCCGCCCGGGACCGCAACCTGGTGCAGGTCGGCAAGCCCGGCGCGTACGCCTTCGAACCCGGCACCGACGAGCAGCACGCCCGCATGGTCACCAACATGATGACCGCCTACGAGGACGCCTACGGGGCCTACCTGGAGATGCTGGACGCCGGGATCGCCCGCGAGGTGGCCCGGATGGTCCTGCCGGTCGGCCTGTTCAGCTCCGCCTACGTCACCTGCAACCCGCGTTCCCTGATGGCGTTCCTGAGCCTGCGCACCCACCGGGCGGACGCGGCGTTCCCCAGCTTCCCGCAGCGGGAGATTGAGATGGCGGCCGAGCAGATGGAAGAGACGTTCTCCGTCCTCTTCCCCCAGACGTGGAAGGCCTTCAACGACCACGGGCGGGTGTCTCCGTGAGGTACCTCGGTAAGCGCGTGCGCTTCGTCTCCCCGGGCATCGCCTCGGCGATCCTCCGCAGCGACGACGACGGCCCGGACGCCCTGTACCCGTGCGCGATCGGCGTCTACTGCGACGAGTGCGGGACCGTCGTCAAGGAGGACTTCTTCGTCAACGACCGGATGACCAAGCCGGAGCGGCTGGAGCTGATCCGGTCTCACGCGCGGTCCCTGGGCTGGGCCTGCGACATGCACGGCGACATGTGCCCGCCCTGCCTCAAGGCCGCCGAGGGGGAGCAGCTGTGAGCCTCGCGGTCAAATCCTTGGGCAGCGGCCTGACGGTGCGGGAAACGCAGATTCTCCAGCTGGCTTCCACCGGCAGCACGGACGGCCAGATCTCCGTGCGGCTGGGGATCAGCATCCACACGGTCCGGGACTACTGGCGGCACGCGATCAAGCCTGCCCTCGGCGCCCAGGACCGGACGAACGCGGTGGCGCTGGCTGTCGCGATGGGTCTGGTCAACCCGCTGAAGGAGGAGGTCCCGTGCTGAATTGGCTGTGGGCCCTGGAGAGGCGCTGGAAGGAGCGCAGGGAGGCCAAGCGGTACGCCCGCATGGTCGTGCACCTCACGATGTCTCCGGGCGTCCTGGAGGCCATCAAGGAGCGTCTGGCCGAGGACGACTGGACGCACCGCCGTGGATGAGCTGATCGCGTACCTCGCGGCCGTCCTGGGGTTCGCCGCCGCTCTGTGCGGCCACCCCTTCCAGTCGGCTCCCTGGAGGGGCCTCAAGTCGAAAGTGTGGAACCGGTGAAGGACATGGACACCGACCCGGAAGTCCACGGGACGCCCCGGCGCTTCATCACGAAGGACTCCGGGGCGCGCGAGGAGTACTCCACCGGGATGCGGCGGGACACCCAGGAGGGCAAGGCCCGCTTCGACCTGCTGTTCCCGCTGGACGTGCCCTACCCGGAGCAGTTCATGACCCGTATCGCGGAACTGCTGTGCCGGGGCGTGGAGAAGTACGGGGAGCGGAACTGGGAGAAGGCGGGGACTGCGGAGGAGATGGAGCGCTTCCGGGCGTCCGCCATGCGCCATCTCGCGCAGTGGCTGGCCGGTGACCCGGACGAAGATCACGCGGCTGCCGTGGTGTTCAACCTGCTGGCCTACGAGACCACGTTCTACAAGATCAACAAACTGGCGTAAGCCGACCATGGGCTATGTCAGTCCTGCGGTGTAGTCTGTTAACTCCCGCTGCAAGAAACGCTGCTCAGCGGGCCTAGGGACTCAGTTGACACGCTCGAACGAATGTGTCTACCGTAGCACCTGCGACCCGGCGCTAATCCGGAAGAGACACGTCAAACCAGTACAAACGAAGAGAGTTACATGCCTCGCGTAGACGGCGCGCCGAAGCCTCCTCAGAAGGCCGAAGCCCCCATTCCCCAGCAGCACCAGCCCGACCCGAACGAGCCGTTCGACCCGATGGCCTTCCTGGGACTGACCTCCCTGGACGACACCAGCGAGTTCCTGCGGGTCATGCTGTTCGGCCAGCCCAGCTCGGGCAAGACCTCCTCTGCTGCCTTCGTGGCGAACCTCCCCGGTGATGGCCTGACGGTCTTCATCGACGTGGAGGGCGGCCTCAAGAAGGACGCGCTCAAGCGGCTCGGTGTCGACACCAGCAAGGTCGTCATCTGGCCCGACCGTGAGAAGGGCGAGGAGGTCTCCTACGCCAGCGTAGAGGCGCTGATCTTCCGCCTCCGTTCCACGCTCCAGCGTCAGCCCGGCGCCATCAAGGCCGTGTCGTTCGACTCCAGCACCGAAGGCGCGGCCACGCTCCTGCTGGAGATCACCACGTACGCCTACGAGAAGGATCTCAACCTTCCCGAGGCGGCCAAGCTGAAGAAGATCGCGGACGGCAAGCAGCTGCGGGAGTCCAAGCACGCCACGCAGATCCAGGACTACGGCACCCTGACCAACCAGGGCCGCACCCTGTTCCGGGCGCTCCGTGACCTCGGCTGCCACCTGGTCATCACCGCCCTGGAGAAGGACGACGCGGAGGGCGAGGGCGGCACCAAGGCCATCGGCCCCGAGCTGCCGAACAAGCTGTCCGCCTCCGTCCGGGGCTACGTGGACATGGTCCTCCGTCTGACGGCGGAGACCGTGAAGACCGGCGCGGCGGAGCAGGAGACCCTGATCACCGCCGAGACGAAGCTGACGAACACCCGGCTGTGCAAGGACCGTGACGGCGTCCTCCCGATGACGCTGCTCACCCCGACGATGGAGCGCATCCACGCGTACGTCACGGGCGAGTTGACGGAGGAGACGGACCCCGAGATCGCCCGTCACGCCGCGATCCGTCAGCAGGCCGAGCAGTACCGGTCCTCGCGCAGGCCCTCCCGCGCGACCGCCGCCTGATACACCTGAACCACCAGAACACACGCGAGGAATAAGAGACATGCCGAAGCTCAACAAGGACCAGGTCGCTGCCGCCAAGGCGCAGGGGTACGAGCAGAAGTCGACCGAGCGCAAGCCGCTGCCCCTCGTGGACGGCAAGCCGTGGGTCTACAAGCTCGTGGCCTGCTCCGTGGGTGCCACCGCGAAGAACCCGAACAAGATGCAGTGGACGTGGGAACTCCAGCTGGACGCCCGCTACCACCCGGAGTACTGCAACGGTCAGTACCTGGAGAAGGTCTGGTACTACACCCCGGTTGAGGGTGGCCAGGAGTGGGCCATCGCCAAGATGTTCCACGCCTTCGGCTACGAGCCGGAGACCGACACCGACGAGATCATCAACGATGAGGCGCCGGTCCTGGCGTACCTGGCCACGGACGTCTACCAGGGCAAGACCAAGATGGTGGCCCGCCGCTTCGCCCAGCACTACGAGGAGGAGTACCCGCAGGCGCAGGGCGCCCAGCCCCCGTTCGGCGGGAGCGACGACCCGTACACGCCTCAGGCTGCCGCTGCGGTGGCTGCCCCGGCCGCTGCTGCCCCGGCTGCTTCGTTCGCCAAGCCTGCCGACGACCCGTGGGCGGCCGGTCCGGCGCAGGCGTCCCCGGCTGGTGGCGGGTACGGCGCGGGTGTCCCGCAGCAGGCGGCCCCGGCCGCTGCCGGGGACCCCGAGGACACGTTCTGATCCCCGTGTGACCCTCTGACACCGGCCCTCTGCCTCCCTGGTAGAGGGCCGGTCGTCTATCTGGGGTGCTAGCCCTAGTACGTGCTAAAATGGTTGTGACCTTTGACCAGCACTTATTAGGAAGTGAGACCCCATGGATCAGACCCCTACGCGGACCACGGGAGCATCCCCGTCCAAGTCAGTCCGCGAACCCGAGGAGGCCATGCAGCTGGCCCGCAAGACGCCGGGCCGCCGCGTGCTCGTCTCCGAGGGCCATGCGAAGTTCGGAGCCCGCGTCAAGGCCAACGACATCCGGTGCGGCAAGCGCAGCGGGTGGGCCCCGTACCGGGGCGAGGTCCAGACCTCAGCTCTCCAGCAGGATGACGGCTCGTACAACGTCTACGTCTACGTAGAGCCGGAAACGGTCACCGAGACCGACTGACGCTCCGGAGCGCGCATGGCCCCCAAACACCCATCCCATGTCCACAGCCCCCAGTAGGGATCTCCACCGAAGGAGGTCCCTACTGGGGTTCACAGGCGGCTCGAACGACCAGTGGAGCCGTTGGGAGCACCATGCAGACTACGCTTACGAAGCCCGGAAAAGCCGTTGTGCACCGGGTTGACATACTTCCCTCGCAACTCCCGACCGGTCTCACCACGCCCGTCGCCTTCGACTTCGAGACGTCCTCCCTGTACCCCGATGAGGGCGGCATCTCCACCGCCTCCGTGGCCTGGTTCGAGGACAACATCGAAGACGCGGAGCACATCCGCACCGCCGCCTTCCCGTTCGCCCAGGGTGAGGAAGGCAAGCCCGGCTGGAGCGGGCAGGACGTCCTGTTCGGATCCGCCGAGGAGATCAACCTCCCGCTGGAGGAGTGGCAGGCGCTCACCCGCTGGCTGGCATCCAACCGGCTCATCGCCCACAACGCCCAGTTCGACGTGATCATGGCCCGCTACGGGATCATGGACTACCGCTGGGGCCACGGCTACGGCATCGACCTGCTGAAGAACCTGTACTGGGACACCATGCTCGGCAACTACGTGCTGTGGCCTCGTCAGATGCTGGGCCTGAAGGAGACCTTCGACCGGCTGTGGCCCGATGAGGGCGGCCGGGACTCCCAGACCCGCCTCAAGGCGCACCTGAAGAACCAGAAGAAGAAGCGGGGCAACAAGGGCGGCGTCCGCTACGACCTGGCCAACTGGGAAGTCATGGAGGAGTACGCGGACGACGACGCGTACAAGGCGCTGCGGCTGTACCTGGAGCAGAAGCGGGAGTTCGGCACCCCGTCCCACCCGCAGTACCAGCACTTCCGGACGACCCTGCTGGCCGTCCTGGACCTCCTGGTGAAGGAGGAGTCCCGGGGCATGCCCTACGCCGTGGAAGCCTCCCGTGAGTGCGCACAGCGGGTTGCCGAGGCCAAGCGGAAACTTGCCGCCCAGTTGCCGTTCGAGCCGACCGGAGACCACGCCAAGGAGTACTTCTACGGCGACCCCGACCAGATCAACCGGCGCGGCCACGCCTCCCTGGGACTCGTCCCCGCCTACCGCTCCGAGAAGACCGGCGCCCCCTCCCTGAACTCCGAGGCACTGCGGGAGCTGACGGAGCAGGAGGTGCCGTACGCCCGGGAGTGGCAGATCTACACGCTGCTGGACCGCGCGCAGTCGATGTACTACACCGGGTGGGCCGACAAGTGCGGCAAGGACAACCGGATCCGCGCCCGGGTCCGCCAGCTGGGCACCGTCTCCACCCGCTTCTCCATCGAGCGGGCCAACCTCCAGGCCATTCCGCATGGCCACAAGCTGGAGGGTCTGGCATTCGTCGGCCTGGACACTCTGCCGACTCCGCGAGCCTTGATCCGCAAGCAGGTCGAGGACACCATGCCCGGCTGGGTGATCATGGAGTACGACCTGTCCCAGGCGGAACTGCGGCTCGGCGCGCTGCTGGCCAACTGCAAGAAGATGCTGGAGGCCTACTGGAACGACGTGGACCTCCACACCTTCACTGCTGAGCAGCTGGGAGCCCCCCGCCAGGTCGGCAAGGTGGCGAACCTGTCCCTGGAGTACGGCGCCGGGTGGAACACGCTCGGGAACATGATGATCAAGATGACCAATGGCAAGGTCAAGATGGCCCCGCAGGAGCTGCGGGCGGTCCACGCGGGCTTCCACCGGGCCTACCCGGAGCTGAACAAGGCCCTGGAGTACTGGGAGGGCTTCGCCAAGCGCAACCAGTACGTCCCGCTGGTGGGTGGCCAGAACCGGCACATCCGCTTCGGCGAGGACACCCGGCTGGCCTGGAATCAGCGGGTACAGGGATCACTGGGCCAGTACATGCTCCACTGGCTGCTGGAGATCGAAGGGCTGACTCACCGGCTGGGCATCCACAAGCGGGCGGAGAAGGAGGGCATCGGCGGGGCCGGACTGCTGATGGAGGTCCACGACTCGGCGATCAACCTGATCCCGAGGGACCTGGAGGAAGAGTTCTCGTACCTGGTGAAGAAACAGGGCGTGGACTTGTGGCGCGACTTCTTCGGTTACATCAACGGAGGCGTGCCGATGAAGGTCGACGGCAAGGCGTTCGCGGAGGGTGAGTGAACTACATACGGGGGACCCTCTGGGAGCGGTTCTGGCCCAAGGTCGATGCGGCTGGTCCGTGCTGGGAGTGGACGGCAAACACCACTGACGACGGTTATGGCCGTATCTGGTCCGGGCCCGAGGAAGACCGGCTACTCCTGGCCCACCGGGTAGCGTGGACGTTGCTCGTGGGGGAGATTCCGGAGGGTCTGGAGCTGGATCACCTCTGCCGGAATCACGCGTGCGTCAACCCGGATCATCTTGAGCCGGTGTCCGGCCTCGTGAACCAGAACCGAGGGTTCAAGCCCAAGAAGACGCACTGCCCCAAGGGGCACGCGTACACCCCGGAGAACACGTCTATCCGGAAGCGGGGGAACGGGATCTCCCGGGGTTGCCGGACGTGCGCCAGGGCCTCTGCTAAGCGGTCCAACGACAAGAAGGCTAGGGAAGTTCGCATGGCGAAGGAGCAGAAGGTGTTGGTGGGAGCATGACCCCGAAGTTAGGTAGCGACGACTTACCGCAGCGGGGGAGGCCTACCCGGGAGCAGCAGGTGGCCCGGACCAAGGCGATGCAGCTGAGACGCCGCATCCTGGACGAGAACTCCTTCGGCGGCGGGTTCGATGTGCCGGAAGACATCACGCCCACAGAGGCCGCTGTGGAGGCCTTCAGGCGCTCCCTGGGCATGGTCCGCTGGATCGAATCCCAGATGGCCCAGTGGACGCCGAACCTGCTTCCGCTGACCGACCAGAACTACGACGACAAGGGCGCCTTGCAGGTCATGCCGTCGCACGAGGCGGCATGGTTGGACCTGTGGATGCAGGAGCGCAAGGAGCTGCGGGAGGCCATCAAGCTGTGCCACGCGATCGGCGTGGAGGAGCGGCAGCTCGCCTTGCAGGAGCAGCAGGCCGACGCCATGTTCCTGATCTTGGAGCGGGTGATCGAGTCGCTGGGACTCTCCGACGATCAGCGGCAGCTCATTCCGCAGCTGATGCCGGAGATCATCCGCACGGTGGCCACGGCGGGCTCCGGGGGAGTCGTCCACACCCCGCAGCTGTAGACACGCGAAAGCCCCTGCCAGTTCGGACCTGGCAGGGGCTTTCGCTGTTCCCGGGGGCCTCTCTACCCCGCTGCGGCGTTGATCCCCCGATGGGGCGCGGCATATATGCGGGAGGGTCCAGTCACCTGGTCCCGGCTGATCCCGGCGAACGATGCGATGGAGCGACGTCCGATAACGGATCTACGTCGCCTGCCCGGACTGAGCCCCTATGTGGGATACCGTCGTCGCTTTTCCGGGCGGAGGAACCTAGGACTTCCATCGCGGGCGGTGCCAACTCTAGCCGGAGCTAGCTTCAACCGGGCACCGCCAACTTCCCGAACCCGACAGCTCATCGAGGTGGTGGGAAGAAGTTTGTGGGCCCGCCCGGCTGTTAACCGACTGTGCTCGGGTGCCGAGGTTTCCCAGGGCAGACGGGCGGGCCTATGCCAGCGCGGCTAGCCCGGGGGCTATGGGCCCTCGCACGCTGGATTTGTTGCAGGGCTCCCCGGCAACCTCAGGCCGGTCCTGCCCTTGCGACGCCTACTGTACATGCGTTGCAAGTGAGAGTCTAACTGCTAGGGTAGAAACATGCAGAAGCGCCCGATCATCCGGATTCAGCGGTGGACCCGGCCGTGGACCATCTACGGCCCGTTCACCATCTTCCGTGCCTCCAAGAGCGGCGGCCCGCTGCTCAAGGAGAACGTCCGCAGGTTCCACGACATCAACGGCTTCATGATCCAGACCCGTCGCTACCGGATCCAGGTGGAGTTCCGTCGCCGGGGAGGGAAGTGATAGGGTAGATATCACACGGACACCACGACCCGAGGAGACCCGCATGACCTGGCCGCCCAAGCCCCGCAGCGTTGAAGAGATCGAAGCCGACTACGCCCAGAAGCGGGCGGACGGTCACCGGTTCAGCATCCCGGACCGCTACACCGTCGAATGCACCCGGAACCTGCTGGGCTGCAAGACGTACCACCTGTACGACCACGTAGAAGGCCACTTCCTGCCCAAGCTGACCAGCAGAGACCCGTACAAGCCGGAGGAAGCCCGGCGCGGGCTGGCACTGCTGTGGATGTACGAGCGGCACGACTACCTGGACCAGCTGCATCGCCGGAACTGCGACCTCTAGGAGACCCGAATGACCCAGCTGCCCCCGCTCCGCAGCATCGAAGAGATCGAAGCCCGCTACGCGTACGCCCGGGAAAAGGGTGACCGGTACGCCGTCCACACCCGGTACACCCTGGAGTGCGTCCTGAACCGGGAGAACCAGCGGGTCTACCGCATCTACGACCACGTACACGGCCGCTTCCTGGGCAACTTGTTCCGGTACTCCCCGGAGACTCTGGAGCAGCGCAAGGACGCCATGAACCTGGTCTGGCACCGGGAGCGGAACATCCAGTACCACCGGCCTCGCAGGCGGTAGCGCGGGGGGAGTTGACAGCTCCCCCTCATATGCTAGGGTAGATATAACGCAGTCGGACACCAGCCCCTAGGAGACCGCCGTGAAGCACCGCAAGCCGCACACCAGCCTCTTCGAAACCGAAGACCAGACCTGCCCCCGAGTCAGCAACACCTCGTGGGCCTACGGGACGGCGAACGACCTGTTCGTGGGCGAGGAGCACGAGCGGTTCACTCCCTACGAGTGGCACGAGCACAAGTACTGGGAGCAGGAGATCGCCATGGAGCAGGACATCGCGAGGCGGTACGGCGACTGCGGCGCACCCATCACCGGCACTATCACGGCCTGGGAGACCTACGAGGAAGAGGCTCGCATCGCGTGGGGCCTCCCGGCCGCCTGGGGGTTCTGATGAGCAGGCATTCCAGCGAAGTTGAGGTCCGCGTGCGGCAGGCCAAGAAGGACCTGCTGCGCGCCGGGGCCACCTGGGAACAGATCTTCGCGCTTGAACTGGCCATCTTGAAGCAGGTCCAGAGTCACGCCGGTATCGGCGGCAACGCATCCACCTACGTCAACGCCCGTGTAACCAGCCTGGAAGGCGAGTGGCCATCATGACTGAGCCCACCATCCCGATCCTGACCCCCGACCCGCGTGAGCCCAAGCTGGCAGCGTGGGCCCGTGCCCGGATAGACGCCCTGCGCGGCAAGGTGCGGGACATGCAGGCGATCGTGGACGCCGTCCGGGGAGAGCACCCGGGCAGCAACGTCCGGATCTTCGAGAAGACCGGCCTGGGCAAGACCAACCTGCCCAAGGGGTCCATGATCGAGTTCGACTCCAACTGGGGCACGGTCAAGGTCTTCCACGACCTCAAGGGCCGCATCTGCGTCCAGGGGGACAACACCTTGCTGGTCCGGCTGGAGTCCGGGAACACACTCACGGTCGAGCTGGAGAACTGACTGACCGTCCCTCGAAGCCCCCGGCAATTCCCTGCCGGGGGCTTCGCTATCTGATAGGGTAGATACATGGAGAGAGCCGTTTACCTCGTTCCCGTCTACGGCAGCACCGGACACCGGTTCGTCGGACGCCCGGTCGGCCCCTACCTCGAAGACGACGTCTTCGGAATCAACGGCAGCGCCCGGACGCTGCGGGCCCTGTACCCGCAGATCACGGACTTGTACCGGGTCGTCGCCCGCAGCATCGACGGCGCCAAGGGGTTGGCCGCCCGGCAACTGGAGCGGGAGACCAAGAAGGCCGAGCGCTGAGGGTTGCGCTACCCCCTAGCACCTGTTAGGGTAGATATATCGAAGCACGGAACACCGAACCGAGGAGATCCGAGATGAACCGCACCGTCAAGACCGTCGCCCTCGCCGCCCTCGTTGCCGCGACCGCCGTCAGCCTCACCGCCTGCGACCCGAGCGGCTCCGAGCCCACCGGCACGGTCGTGGCACGCACCGGAGGCGCCCCGATGAAGGCCAAGGGCGCCACGCTCATCGTGCACACCAAGGACGGCAAGACGGCCACCGTGGTCCTCCCGGCCGGGATCTACGAGAGCTGCTACATCGGGGAGCCGTACCCGAAGTGCAAGTAACCGCCTAGCGGCCCAAAGCCCCGCCTGCTTCCGAGCAGGCGGGGCTTTGTCGTGAAATGGCCCCCACCGTTAGGATAGATACCGATCATGACGGGAGGGTCTACATGTGCCGCCACCTGCGGTTTCTTGAACTGGCAGCCCGTAATGCAGCGCTCTCAAACTGTCCGTTCAAACACGGTGCCCTCATAGTCCGGGGCGGAGCCATCCTCTCCAGCGCCCCGAACAAGCACCGCAACCCCCCGACGATCGACTACCAGGGATCCTCGGTGCACGCCGAGGTGGCCGCCCTGCGCCGCACACACGCCGCTGGAGCCACCCTCTACGTGGTCCGGCTGTCCCCGTCCGGGCTGGCCCTCTCCCGGCCCTGCCACCGCTGCTGGACGGCTATTGAGCGGTCTGGCGTGAAGGCTGTCGTCTACTCCACCGGCTCCGGTTATGCGGTGGAGCGGGTGACCCCTGGAGGCGCCATGAGCCTCGTGGAGACTCCCGCTGGACCCGGTCTGCCCTGGGCTGCGGAGAGGCCGTCAGAAGCCGTCCAGTGGCCGTCTGGAGGTGGCTACTAGTGGGCGCCTGGCTGCATCCGGGGATGACCTCGGAAAGGGTTGAGCAGCTGCGCCAGTGGGCACTGAGGGCAGCGGAGCAGTCCCGCGAGTACGGCGAAAGCGAAGCGGTCTACTCCGGTTATTTGGACACCGCTGACCGGGCGTCTGACCTGCTGGATCGCCGGGCATTATGCGGTCGTTCATCCTGTTTCGCTGAGTGCGCGGTAATTCGGATGAGAGCTACAGAGCGTGAGCGAAATACCCGGGGCGGCTGCTTTTACCCGCTGTGCCTAATTCCAAGCCGCCGAATTCCTTCGGGGCATATTCAGTTCCACTACGACTCGTAGGAGATGCCATGCCTGCCTATTCGTACCGGTGTTCGAATAGTGACTGCCGAGACGTTCGAGACCTCACGGCTTCGGTGGAGGAGCGGGACGCCTGGCAGGGGAACCCCTGTCCGACCTGCGGTAATGGGAAGTTAAAGCGGCTGTTCAGCGCGCCGGGTTACCTCAACGTAGGCCTCGGCGACATCATTTGACGCAGGTTTCCTGCAAGCCTCAACTAACCCGCTTTTAGTTGCGAGTTGGTTGGGGTGTGACGTATCTTCGCCGTTACGCGCTAGTAGTAGCAGGGCTCATAAGCAAAGAGTTGTCGCGTAACAACTAACAAACATGGGTGATAGAGTTCGCAGGTGACAGTGTAGAGACATAGGCCACTCGATTTGACCCGAGCCCCAGAGTGGCGAAACATGGCGAGATGTAGCTAACGAACAGATATCGGACATACACCCCAGGCAGTATCAAGGGAGTACAGAGCCGGTCGTCTCGCCATGCGTGCCTAGCACGCCCAGACCACCACCCAGGAGACGCAAGAGCATGCAAACGGAACGAGACAGCCGTCTGTCCATCGGAGACCTCGAAGACCTGGCCACTGGTGAAACCACACTGCGTGCAGTGGACCGGTCTCGGGACCGGGATGAAGTGCAGCGGTACTTCGACAGACTCGTAACAGAGGCGTACCAGAAGTGGGTGGAGGCCAATAAGCCCTCGGTTCGCCGAGAGCGCCCCGCTTTGCGTGTGGACGCCCCAACGGAGGACGTGGCGGAGGAGGTCCGCAACCGGCTACGTGCATCTGCGATGCACCTGGATGTCGGGATCTCGTTGGACCCAATTCACCGAGTGGGTGAGGGACGTTGGAGGGTGGCCTTCTCGGCGCAAGATAAGCGGAAGCGGTCCCCGAAGAAGCGTTAGATGACTGCTGGTGCCACGGAGTCAGCGGAGTAGTGTGTTCTTCACAAGGTCTCCATCTGGGGGGACGGTGAACGGCCACGCCGCCGTTTTTTTCACCAGGAGTCGTTTATGCCCGTTTTCACTGCCCTCATGACCGATGCCTTCGGTGCAGAGGACCCGTTCCGTGAACTTGTCCGGAATGACCGGAGTTCGGTGGATGAAGATGTCCGGGTTCTCCCGGCTTGGGTCACGGTTCGCCTGACGGCGGACCTCCAGACCCGGCAGCTCGCGCAGTAAAGACGGTAACGGGGGAGTGAACGGCCCGGAGAGATCCAGTCTCTCCGGGCCTCTTCTTTTGGGGTAGATACAACCAGCGGTACTCATCGGTAACCACTGCTGCTACCCAGTCTGCGGGAAATCCTGCCTGAGACGATTGCCACAGAAAAAGGCCGGTTGTCTGTACAACCCTTTCGCCTGTAGTCGATCCGTTACACAGGTTGCTCTCACCTGATCGAGATGCCCGCTTTACCTTCCTTGCTCCCGTTAGCGGGACAATTAGATGTTTACGAAGGCTGCTAGGAAGGCTGCACCGGTATGTCTCACTTACCCCTCGGGCGGTTGCACGCTCAGCCCGCTCGCCCCCAGCTCCGCTTAGAGGACCACCTCACCGGGTCGCTCCCCACGCCCCCGGCGTCCGTCGACTGGTACAGCAAGGTCACCGAATGGCCCATGTACCTCAACGACCAGCTCGGAGACTGCACCTGCGCAGCGGTGGGCCACCTCATGCAGGGCTGGACGCAGTACTCCACCGGGACCGCGTTCACCGTCGCCGACAAGGACGTCCTGGGCCTCTACGAGAAGGCGGCCGGGTACAACCCCGCTGACCCGAGCACCGACCAGGGTGCCTACATCCAGGACATCCTGGGCTACTGGCGCAAGAACGGCGTCTCCGGGCACAAGATCACCGCGTACGCCTCGGTGAAGGTCAGCAACATGACGCTGATCAAGCAGGCTGTGGACCTCTTCGGCGCCGTCGACATCGGTTTCAACTTCCCGGCGTCCGCGATGGACCAGTTCAACCAGGGCAAGCCGTGGGACGTCGTCCGGGGCTCCCAGCTGGAGGGCGGCCACTGTGTGACCGTCGTCGGCTACAAGGCCAACGGCAACCTCGTGTGCATCACGTGGGGGGCTGTCCAGGAGATGACCCCGGCGTTCTGGACGAAGTACGTCGATGAGGCCTGGGTGATCATCACCCCGGACTGGATCGCGGCCAACGGGCAGGCTCCGGTGGGGATCGACCTGTACTCCCTGGGGCAGGCGTTCGCCGCTCTCACCGGGCAGGCCAACCCGATCCCGGCCCCGGCGCCCGCTCCGCAGCCTTCTCCGCAGCCGCAGCCGACCCCTGTGCCGACTCCGACGCCGGTCCCGGTCCCTGCGGTCGACCCGAACACGCTGGCCGCTTACAGGGCGCTGGAGGCGTGGGCGAAGGCCAGCGGAGTCGCCGCCTGACCTGCTGAAGCTGGGGTTTTGCCTGTGAGGTAAAACTCATTGTTAAGCGGGTGAACAAAATCGCTGTTCAGCCCGTATCTTGTGCCGGAAGCCCGGTCGATCTGACTCCATCGGCCGGGCTTCTTCACGCCCTCAGATGTGCTAGGGTAGAGACATGTCACTCGCTACCTTCTTCAAGAACGCCTTCCTGTGCGCGTTCTGGCTGCACGACTGGACCGACTGGGTAGCCCACGAGCCGCCCTGTGCCAACGAGGAGGTCACCGTGCACGAGACACGGCAGTGCACCCGCTGCAAGCAGCGCCAGCACCGTATGGACGGGCAGGTGTGGTCCCTGTGAGCCTCGTATCCGCCAACCTCATCACCCACGTCCACTGGACCGCCCGGGACAGCGAAGAGAGCCGCCAGTTCTTCGGCTACTTCCGCATCGCCACCCGCGACGTCGGAGCCACCATCGGAGTCGGCGTCTACGCCATCCCCGGGGGACTCGGCGGCGAGAAGCTGGTCCACTCCTTCTACGCCCACACCCGGCACCCCGACTGGGCCGAGGAAATCACCCGGGACCTCATCCTGGAGACTGTGCGGGAGATCCAGGAAGACCGGGGAGCCCGGTTCGTAGTGGACTACTTCCCCGAGAGGTTCCCGGCCCGCGCCGCCGAAGCGGGCCACGCACCACTGCCCGAGGAGTGGTTGACCAACGGCCGCCCCGAAGACGACGTCATCTGAGGAGAGCCACCCATGAGCCTCACCGTAAAGATCCAGACTGCCCCGTTCACCGACCACATCGCCAGCGACGGCACCCCGCTGAGCAAGCTGCCCTACCCGTTCTACGTCGACCCGGACGGCGGCGTCCAGCGGCAGGACGTCTGGCAGGGCAAGCCCAAGCGGGTCGTCGGCTTCCAGAAGGATCTGGCCGTCCAGCAGATCGACCTGTGGTGGCGCAAGGCCCTTGAGGACCCGCAGCAGGCTGTGGGGATGTACCTGGTCACCGAGAACGCGGACGGCCAGTTCTGGACCCACAACACCGCCGTGGACTCCGTGGAGGTCCTGCACCACGGCATCCAGGACGGCCAGCACCGCTCCACGAGCGCCTGATGTGTGACGACTGCTGCCCGCACGGCCCCGAGCAGCCCTGCACCTGTGACGGGTGCTGGGCTTGCCCGGGGCACGTCGTGGGCTGTACCTGCGATATCGCCTGGGACTGCGAACACGAGGAGAGATGATCATGGACGACAAGTTCGACTACAAGCGGCTGCTGGGCCCGATCGGACCGGACGGCGAGGAGCCGGAAGCAATCCGCATGTACAAGGCCAGTGCTGGAGCCCAGCGGCAGGCCCTGCGCGACGCCGGGCGGACGGAGGAGCAGATCGAGAACGGGATGCGGACGCACTTCGAGTCCGCTGCCCGTGTGCTGGTGGAGCACCTGCACGGGGTGATTGCCAACACCGCCTACAGCGACCCGTTCCGGGCGGTTGCCCTCGCCCTCGTGGACAAGATCGACCCGGCCGAGAACCCGTGCGGGCGCACCTACTGCCTCACCTGCTACCCGGAGCAGACGCTCTGAGCCGTGAACGGCAGCGCCTTCGCCGCCAGCTCATCCGCCAGCTCGAAGCCGCCTTGCGCCGCTGTGATGCCGTCACGGACATCCGCTGGCAGCTTGCCCAGACCGGCATGACAGCGGATGAGATCTGGGCAGCCGAACTACCCATCCGCAGACAGATCCGCAGCGAACGCGACCCCAACAAGGAGTAGGCATGCCCCGCTTGCCCCGGGAGCCCCAGGCACCCGAACCGCCGTCGCCCCGCTTGGCGGCGCTGGCCCTCAACTACCCGGAGCAGGTAGACCGGCTGCGCCGCATCACGGCTGGATGGCATCCCGACGATCCCCGCTGGAATGACCTGGTGGCCGTGATGGACTTCCACAAGCGGGACGTCCTGAAGCGGGAGGCGGAGCACCTTCGCCAGCATGCCGACGAGATCAAGCGGTTCCTGGAGCCGGGGGAGTGGACGGGTATCCGGATGGCTGCCAACGTGCTGCACCTGGATAAGCCCGCCCGTCCCCATTGATGTGCTAGGGTAGACACATCCCCAACCCCTTACCGAGGAGAACGATCATGCACAGCACCCAGGGACCCTCCGGGCAGTGGTACGCCCACAACGGCGACTACTCCGGCAGCGTGCACGTGCACATCCCGGTCCGCGACCAGACCCGCTACCCCGATAAGGACCGCACGACCGCCAGCGCCGTGCACAACCTGCCCGGCGAAGAGGGCGAGTTCGTGCAGGTGCAGATCCCGTTCGAGGACATCCGCGCCCTGTACCTGGCCCACCTCCGCAGCGCAATGATCTCCCAGTTGGAGCAGCAGGACGCCACCCAGCTGGAAGAGGAGCTGATCGGGACCCACCGGATCGCCGCGCACCCGGCGCTGCGGGGCCTGAGGGACGACCAGCTGGAGAGGCTGGCAGAGTTCGCACGCGGGCTGTCCTCCCCGAAGCTGCGGGAGAAGGGCGTCTACAAGCACAAGACCGGTGTGGCCCTCGCCCGGATCGACCGGCTGACCTCGGGCGGCCACGTCCGGTTCTCCATCTGGTACCTGGAGAAGGACACCACGGAATGGATCAGCGGATCCATGCTGAGCCCCCGCGAGTTCCAGGACGCCTACCCCGACGCCTACACCGGCCCCGTACCGGTCACCCAGATCCCCGACGCCCCGGAGGGCACCGAATGAGCGACCACGACACCCTGGACGAAGAGGCAGACCTCGTACACCGTCTCGCCGCGCGGGCCTGGAAGCTGCACACCCACCTGGAGTACGCGGGCGTGCCGCAGGAAGACCAGGATCTCCTGTTCATCGAGATCACCTACGCCGAAGCCAGCGCGTTCCGCCTGATCGCCCATCACGTCGGCAACCTGGACGCCCGGTTCATGTTCAAGGACCCCAACGACCGGGACGGCTCCGGCTTCGACTGGCACAAGACTGTGCACCTCACCCACAGCATGCCGCGCGATCTGCACATGCCCCAGCCCGGCAAGGTCTGGACGGAAATGTACGGGATCCGCCTGGTCTGGCTCGGTAACTGAGCCACCGCTACGCCTCAGCCCCTGGCCTCCGGGTCGGGGGCTTTCGCGTTTTCTTGATCCAGAATTTCGTGACTCTCAGAACCCCTCCGCTTCCTTGTGACGTATCCCGGCGCCGCGCTTAGGAGCGGTGCGAGCAGCCCGAGGGCGCGGCGTTCCTCATAAGCGCGGGTCCTACAAGACTGCCCGCAGTAGAGAGCGGGTCGACCCAACCGGGCTCGTAGGAAGGGTTCTCCGCAGCGGATGCAGTTGAACGACGGCTCCATCTCGACCATGACCGGCTGTACTCCTCACCTGGGTTGTGCTAGGGTAGATACATCTACACGGGACACCGAAACGAGGAGACCCACATGCAGACCCTTCGCTGGTTCGCCGCCACCGCTTGCTGGTTCATCCTGGCCTACGTCGTCGCACGCGCCTTCTACCTCACCTGGACCGTCTGGAACACCCGGAAGATCCGGGCCAACCACCTTAAGCGGATCGGCCGCCACCGTCGCCCTGGAAAGGCCTGAGCATGAACCCCAGAGACTTCGTAGAAGGCCTGCGCCTCGGAGGCGGCATGGAGTTCGCCGACGACGTAGACCCCGACTACTGCCCCGTGCACGCCTGGGACCACAGCTACATCGGCGGCGTCCAGTACCACGAAGACGAATGCCCGGCCTACGCCGCGCACCTCGCCAAGTTCATCAAGGAGTGACCGTGGCCGAATACACCGAAGACACCACCACCCTCCGCATCCGCCGCTGGAGGGTCCCGGCCCCCGAGCCCTACGGGGCAGCAGCCGCCGAGATCGGCAAGGCCTGGTCCGTCGCCGAACGCGCCTACCGGCAGCACCACGGAATCAAGGAAAACGCGAGCGTCGCCGACAACGCCCTCACCTTCCACAACGGCGACGAAGAGATCATCATCGAGTTCCGCTACGAGATCCGGGAGACCACCGCATGACCCGCATCGACCCCAACCTCACCCCCATCCAGCAGCACCAGGAGATCCGTCTCGCGGCCCTGGAAATGGCCGTGCGGGTAGCCATACCTGGTACACCGGCAACGGTCGTCATGGAGCGGGCCCACTGGTACGCCCACTACATCGCAGGCACACCGGCAAGCCACCACACCCGGTGCGCGTTCAGGGACTCCACAGAGGTCGCGGGCATGACGGTCTCACTGGAGAAGTGAAGACAGCCGAGAGCCCCGGTCGATGCGTACTCGACCGGGGCTCTCGCGCGCCTGGGAACCTGCCGCTACAGCGGCTGTACGGGTCAGCGGTTGCGCGGGTAGTCCGCCATCGGGACAGCCCAGCGGGCAACCATGTTCGAGCCCTCAGGGGAGATCACAGCGTTCTTCGGGACACCGTGCGCGTAGCACTCCGCCACGAAGTCCATGACGGCCTCCAGCGTCGCCGCACCATCCAGCGGGCGCACGAACGACTTGGGGACCACCGGGTGAATGTGCCGGAGCCGTGCGGCGGTCTGCGGGTCCAAGCGAGGCATCGTGTCCTCCAGGGCGGTCAAGATAAGCGACAGGTTCAGGGAAACAATCTACCTGTCCTGCCCCGAATTTCCTATCGGCATTCGGTCAAGCGGTAGGCTGACACCGGTTGGAATGAGCGCCAACCGCCCTCGCGACGGAGGACCAGGACACCTAGAGAGTCCTGGTCCTCCGCTCGTTCACGCCGCCTTACGCGCCCGCTCAGCCGTCCGCTTCACCACGAACAGAGCCGACGTCACCTCATCCGGATCAGGCGCCTGACCCGGCCCGTACATCCCGATCCCGTGGCGGTACGGGGACTGCTCGTTCGTGTAGCAGAGCTGATGACTGTACGTGTCCAAGAAGAAGATCCCCACTCCCCGCTGCGGACGGCCCTCCGAGTCTGCCGACAACTCGAACGCGAACACCGGGTACACCATCACCACCGGCTCACCCGTGTTCAGCTCCCAGTCCTCCGCCGCGTGGAACGACCAGCCTGCGGGAGCGGGGATGATGCGATCGGTCACCGGGACGTCTCCACCTTCGGACGGTGCGGGTAGCACGTCGGGCACGACGGCGGCTGGACATCGGCATCACCGTGAACCGGGTGGCCCTGCTCACCACACTTCGCTATCCACACGGACCGCGACCCCGAGGCCTCGTACGCCTCGTGATACGCCCCGTTCTCAGAGAAGCGGACGTTGGGCTCGTACAGCGCCACCGAGCTGGCCGACGCCTGTGCCGTGCGGATGCTTTCCGTCGTCAGGTACGCCGGAGCCTTCCCGCTCATCCCATCCCGGATGTACGCCTCCACCGCACGCAGCTGCGCACTCATATCCGCGTCCAGGTACGCCTCACTCAGCCCAGTGCTGCGGGAGTACCTGTGGGCCAGCGCCTGCCTGCCGAGCACCACCAGCGCAGCCGCTGCCCGGATCTCCTGCTCGTTCGTCATACTAGTTCTGCTCCTAATCCTGCGGGCACCAAAAGGCCCATTGACCTGGGGATTTGACGGCTTGTAACGCGGCGCGTTACGTGAGAAGATCCTAACCTTCTCACGAGAAAGGATCACCATGGCTGCCGAACTGGATACCCCGCTCAACTGCCGCATCCCCCGCTGGATGGCGAACGGCCTCAAGGACGTTGCCAAGAAGCACCGGGTACGCGGCGTCTCGGACCCCGTCCGCTGGGCGCTCGAAGACCTCCTAGCGCGGGAGGGCATCACCGAACCCGGAGCCGACCCCGCTGCCGCCTGACCGGCAACCCGCCCGACACCCGCTGAAACGTTGGACCCACTAAGAGCGGATAGCCGTGTCAGAGACCATGACTGAAGAAGTGTCAGCGCTGCTGCTGGCCCACACCGCAGAGACGGGATACCTCGCCTCCAAAGACGGTGTGATGCACATCGCAGCCCGTGTACCGGACCCCGAGAAGAACGGAGAGCACGTCGTCAAGGCCATCCCGTTCGCCGACTTCGACCTTGAAGCGGTGGGCATCGTGGACCCCGGCGACGGATCCGAGTGCACGTGGGTAGTGGAGGTACACCACAAGAGCGGACGTACCCGCAGAAGCTACCTGGACCACGCCATACTGGCGGACGCCCGGAAGCTGATCGCCTGGGGTACCGCCAACCGGCTGGCACTCACACCTCCGGATCGACCGCTGGGCGGCAAGACCCCGAGCGGCACCCGGATCATGCTGTACCTGGAGTCCCAGAACCCTCCGGTGTACACCACCGTTGACCAGGTCGGGTACCACCCCGATCTCAACCTGTTCATCACAGAAGACGGCGTCATCCACCCGTGGAAGGGTGAAGCGGACGCATCCGCCCCCTACCGGCCCTCGCCGGAGCTGTCGCACAGCGGGGACGCCCTGTACTCGTTCGGCTTCCAGACTGGCGACTGGGGCAACGAGGAGCTGGACGGCCGGACTGTCGCACTCAACGAGGTCGGCGGTGTGCTGCGGGAGATCATGACGTTCCACGACGAGTCACCGGTTGCTGTGGCCGCCTCGTGGATGGCTATGAACCTGATCCAGTCCCTGGTCATCCAGCACGCCAGTCTCTTCCCCGCTCTGGCCGTTGAAGCACCCTCCGGGTCGGGCAAGACCTCCGGCGCCCTCGGCATGCTCATGCAGCTGCTCACCGGGTCTCTCGCCGGTCCCTCCCAGGGAACCATCCCGGACGTCCGGCAGAAGCTGGCTGCCACCCGCTCAGGGTTCGTGCACCTGGACGACCTGGACGACCCCAAGGCTGTCTACGAGATGCTGCGGTTGTCCACCGCTGACGGAACCAAGAACCTGCGGTCGGTGCGTAGCGGCTTCCAGTCGTCCCAGGGTGCCAAGCTGACCGGTGGCATCATGATCACTGGCGAGTACCTGGGTCTGGACCGTCAGAAGGCCCTGAGGGACCGGACGCTGTCCCTGGAGCTGTCGGATCCGTCCAAGCGGAAGTCCCAGCACCCTGGTCGGGAAGGACTCTCGCAGTGGTTGGACGTCACCGCTCTGCGCCGCAAGTACCCGGCACCGCTCGGATTCACCGTGCTGACCGGCTGGGTGGTCTCCGAGATGATGATGTGGCTGGACGACCTCATGGTCTTGGTGGAGGAGGAGAAGCCGAAGGCTGGCCGTGGCGGTGACAAGTACGCCGTGGTGAAGGCTGGAGCCTGCTTCATCGATCACCTGCGTGGGGAGCGGGGAGCGTGGTCCCGCAACGGCTACACCTACAACCTGGTGTCCCAGTGGGTTGCCTCCCAGTTGGCAGAGGAGGCGGACGACTGGGAGAACTCGCTCACTCTGGAGATCCTGCCCTGGGCGCTGCGGGAGTACGGAGACTGGGAAGGCTGGGAGGACCGGGAGAAGATCCGGATCAGCGGTGTGGAGTTCAAGACCGCTCCGGCGTACTGGTTCCGTGGCGACATCGTGTTCCAGCCGGACACCCTGTCCAACGCGTGGCGTCTGTTCGCCCGCAACGGGTACGAGCAGCGTGTGCATGACAACAAGGCGTTGCTGGAGCAGGCGAAGCGGGTGGGCTTCGTAAAGTGCTCTGTGCGGCCTCGCGGGATGGCCCCCCGCACGATGTGGCGGCTGAAGGCGGACAACCCGGAGTACCTGTCCCGCATCGAGACGATCAAGGACCGGATCTGATCCACCGCTGTCCGAGAGAGCCCCCGCAGACACCGAGTCTCGGGGGCTCTCTCGGCTGTCTCCGGCGTAATCGCCGAGCGGGTTACGGAGCGGAACACACACCGGATTACACCCGGATTACAAGATCAACTTGAGCCGACACCACCCCCCTGAGACACCCCAACACCCGTGTAATCCACTGAGTAATCCACTTGTAATCTGCTTTGTAATCCACTCTGACCTGCGTAATCTCTGTAATCCATGATTTTGGGTGTGTATACGCGTGTGACCCTCCCACCATGCGAGGGGTACTCATTTCCCAGAACCGGATTACAAGGGCTGTGAGGGCTTGGCAAGATCATGCGCGTGCATCTACCATCCCTGACTAGGCCCCGATCTTGGGGCCACTGCTCGTTGGGGACCCGAGAAGCCAGCGGGTAACGCGAAAAACTATTTCCGAGTGGTGGAAGACTCCGAACACCTGTGGTGGTGTGTGGGGGACTGCTACGGTCGGTGCTGGTTGGTCCTCGCATGCGAGGGACTCCGGATCATGATCATCTGGCTGCTCTGGTTGATCTTGGTCTGCCGGGCGTGCCGTGTTC